TGATGAAACTTCAAGTTATTTTGATTTATATTGTAATGGTTTAGAACCTGAAAGATATTATACAATTTTAGTTAAATCCTCCATTGGGGGACTCTGCAAAGTCTACTCTTAGTTGTAAATTTTCTTCTCTTAATTGATCTATTTCGGCTAATAACTCTTCTATTTCTGCTTGCTGAGGTTGGTAATCTACAAATTCACCACTAGTTCTAGCAAGATACTCATGAGAATTTACTACTCCAAGTTTAGGTATTTCATTAAATAATCTAAGATATAATTCAAAAAAATCTCCTATAGTAGCTAAATCGAGACTAAAAAAACTAGGATCATCAGAAGATAATAACTCTGTAAATTCTGTATTGAAGGTTTTTTCGAAAGCATCTTTATCAAATACTTGTTTTTTTAACCCTGCTTGCCTATTTCCGTTTTCACTCATCCTTTAGCTACTTTAAACATTATATTTTCATCATAAACTTTAACTTCGCCCCCAATGGAGGATTTAACTAAAATTGTATAATATCTTTCAGGTTCTAAACCATTACAATATAAATCAAAATAACTTGAAGTTTCATCAGCACTAATTCTAGTATATTCATCATCAAAATCAATTACAAATTCATTGGTATCTGTATCTTTAATAGCATATAAGGATTGTGATTCAGGAAGATAAAAATTAGTGGTGTATAGTGAGGCAGTTAAAAATACTCTATCTGGGTATTTTGGAAGTGCTGCAAATCTTAATCTAGGAACACTTTCAGAATAGTAAGTACCTTTATTATTGTATATAGAAATAAAACTTTCTACTTGAGGTAATATTCTATGTAATGAAGACCCAGTATCAAATATATAATCATTATACCTAAATTCTAACTGAGGGGGGTAAATTGTACTAGTATCAATTGAAAAATATCTAAATGTTGCTGTATCATTTGGGTTATTAATAAATTCATTTTCTGATGGTTGTTTTATTAAAAATCCTTCGTTTTTAAATCCATTATTAGAATCTAATGAATTACTATACCATGTTTCTACTGTATTAGTTACATCAACTATAATATCTTTAGTATCAGAATAACTAAAGGTTTGTGATTGTGTAACGGGATTTAATGATAAATTAGAACCAGTATACCAATTCCCTCCACCTTCATATTGACTTCCTAAAAAAGAAGCTGTTACATTTTCTGCAAATCCTGTTGTAGGCCATTCAGTTGAACCTGAATAATCTTGCCATACCCAACTAACACCATTAACTGATTCGGGTGAATTATTATATCTTCCAGTCCCCATACCCCAACTACCAGATGTGGGGTAAAATTCTAATTTTTGATCTAAGTTTAGTCCTGTTACTACAGCATTAAAGTTTCTTAAATATACCTTATACTCCCCCTTAGTAACTTTATCTGTAATAATTTCAGAGATTTGACTAGTGGGAAATTTAATTAAGTATCTACTTACTTGACCTAAACCATCTGATTGATATGTAGAGGCTTCTAATAGCTGGTCTAACCCAGTATTTTTACTAGGGTATTCACTATATATGGTAGCATCTTTTTCAGGAAATATTTTATATACAGCCATTTGTTTTTATATTAAATTGTTTTCTGATTCATCTTTAAATTTTATCATAGTCTGCATATATGTGTTTTCAGGAGTATAAGCATTTAATGTAAAATCTTTATCTTTTCCTTCTCTAGTCTTTAATGCTTGACCTCCAGGGGTAGGTGTTAAAGGTAAAGGTGATGAACCTATAGATTTATATTGCCCACTAGGAATGTTTGTTGAATTAGTCCTATTAGGACCTCCAGACCCACCTTGTTTTACTCCAGCTTCATTACTTTCAACATCTAAAGCTGTTATTGTTAATGAAGAACTTAAGGGTGAATTTTGTAATTGTGTTCCCTGATTAAAATAAGGGTTTGTTTTAGAATATTTAGTTTCAAAATTTGCATTGGGGTCATTAATAGGACCCCCAGAAGGTTCTGGGTTTTGTGTATCTAAATTTGTTTTATTAAAACTATCTATTAATGAATCTGCCATATTATGTTATTTTATAATGGTACTACTCTACCTTTAATATCTGAATTAGGGTATTTAACTTCAAAAATCATTGGGTCTATTGATGGATAAACTACATCATCAATAGTGGCTCCAACTATATCATAACCAAAATCACTATATCCTAAAGCATCACCTGTTAAATTTTTAATAACTACATTTTTAACAGTTTGAACACCTTCTATTTTATCTAAAAGGATGTATAAATTTTTCATTAAAATTGGTTGATTTAATTGCCATTTATCAATTTCAAAATAGCTTTGTAAAGAACTTATACATTTTGTAATTGTTTCGCTATTATTATAGTTAGGTAATACTACTATATCAAATATAACTTCAATATTAATTATAAATGCATCTTTAATTTTAACTGAATCATTAATCATTCTATATTCTGCTAAATATGTTGCTAGGTTTTGTTTTAGTAAATTAGAGGATTTTGCTAGATTACCATTAACATCATAAGTTAAAACATATAAATCTAATATTGTTGGTAATTCTCCAGGATTGTTTCTTTTATCAGATACATTTACAGGCGTAGCAAATGCTTTTGCAACTGTTCCTAAATTTGAAGGCATTGATAATGCTCGAATTAAATAATCCTCTTTTGTAACAGTACGTAATTGATTTTGAAAATTACCTACAGCATTTAATCTTAATTCTTCAACTGTATCTCCATCTTGCCCTCCATCAGCTGCTAATGGGTTATTTGATGATATAGAAGCAAATATTTGATTTGCTAGGGGTGTATTAGCTAAATTAGGATTAATAAATGTAAAGTTAGTATCATCTAATACAGTTAAAGTATTAGCCTCAACATTAGATGAAATTCCCCCTCCTGTTAAATATCTAAAATTTAAAGTTGTATTATAAGGAGCAATCCCATAAGTATTTGTAAATATAAAATTTAAGGGAGAAAAAGCAGTTGTCATTTGATCTCTTTCAAATGGTAAACCTAAACCTACATTGTCAGGATTAGGGACTATCTCTTCATCATTACTCTTAGTAGAGCCAGCTCCAAACTCAATTTGTAATGATCCTGAGTTTATAAATCTTGTTACAAATCTTCTTTGTACTTGTTTTAATTGGAGTAAATATGGAGCATCTGCTTCAAAATCATATGTAGGGTCGTTTACATTGGTGTTTCTTATTGTATCAAATACATTTTCTTGAGCCATATTGGGTACCTCATACCAAGTATTACCATCTGTATCAACACAATCTAAAATGCCTACAATATTAGAAGAATTGATTTCACGAGTATCAAATCTTTTAGCAGCTGTAAATGTGAATTGTTTAGTATTAATTGTAGCTGATATGGCTTTACGTGATTTTTTTAGTAAATAATATGTTGGGTTATTTCCTGATACTTGGTAAACAGTAGCTGTAGTAGGGTTTAAAGAACCAGATGCTGAAAAGTCAATTGGGTCTTCAATTAAAAATTTGATACTACTATTAACATTTGAAGTAATTTGAGTATTTTCAGGAATTAATAAAGCATAATCATAATCAGGAACATATTCCCCTCCATCTAATTTAGCAGGAACTTGTTGGTAAAAATCAACCATTGTAGTGGCTACTGTTGTTACTTTAGGTTCATATCCTAAAAGGTAAGCCATTTGGTATAAATTTTCCTGCTGTCTTGCTTTTTGTATAAATGTTTCTTGGATTTGGTTATCTAAATAAAATGATAATACATCACCTACATAAGACGCCATTTCCATAAATAACATCCCTGTAGAAGTTTCTGAGAAGTCATTGTATGTGTTAGGAAAATAAGTTTTAGAGTAATTAACTAAAGCATCTCTAAATTGATTAAAATCCTTATCAATATATCTTATATCTCTGTTTAATTTAGCCATTATTGTAGTAATATTTGTATATCATCAGTTATACCAAAATTTGCTATGGTGTAAGTTAATGAAAAATTTATTTGATTAAAATCAGGTTCATTTAAAAATTTTATTTCTTTTATTGATACTTGAGGAAAATATTTACCTATATCAGATTGTATAATATTTGATAATTCACTAGTTGTAGCTTCTGTAATATTTTGAAATAGTAAATTTCTTAAATCAGCACCAAAATTAGGATTAAATACCCTTTCTCCTCTATTTGTTAATAGGTAGTTAATTAAGTTAGATTTAGTTTGATTCCTAACAGTATATGTAGGATTAAAAACAGCGGGACCATTAAATGGTAAACTAAACCCTACTGCTTTTCTCTCAACTGAGTCAATTGGAAATCTATTACTTAATATTCTAGCCATTTATTATTTTTTACCCATTAAATTCAGGACGTTTAGTT